TAGCACCACAGTGGATTACTCTATCGTATTGTTGGGCATCTGGGTATTTGTTTTCTTGCCATTCCCAGCCTTCTACTTCATGACCTTTGTGTTGCAAATATGATGCAAGGTTCCTACCAATAAATCCTTCGTGTCCTGTTACTAAAATTTTCATTTAATTTTCTCTATAATACTTGTTGTTGAATGACCTTCTATTGTTGGGAAAATCTCTACTGGGCACAATTCATTTCCTACAGTAGTTTCTACAGTGTAGTCTCCTCCCTTGACAATTAGGTCTGGGTTAAATTGTTTGATTACATTAATAGGTGTATCCTCATTAAAAATAACAACTTCGTCTACCCATGGCAATAACTCTAAATTCATCTTACGTTGAAGTTGGTTATTGATAGGACGATTTTCACCTTTTAAACGTTTAGTACTATCGTCACTGTTAATGCCAACTATTAATTTTTTGCCTTTTGACTTTGCAAATTTTAATAATTTAAAATGTCCTTCATGTAATATGTCGAATACACCATTAGTCCAGACAGTTTTTGCTTTTAAATCATCTTTTGTAATTGTTACCACACCCCTGCGTTCAACAGTTCGCGCCGCGGCATAACAAGCAAGTTTACAACTATCTGCAATAGTCATATTTTTTTCTAAGCCATAAGCAATTACTGCTAATACTGTATCGCCTGCACCTGTAACATCTGCAACCTCAAGTACATCTTCTTTAAAATGATTATAATTAAAATTTTCATCAATAACATGAATACCGTTTGCTCCGTCTGTTACTACAAGATTTTTCCAATCGTATTCACGCATTTTTAGTAAGGCTTTTTCTTTGGTAAATTGTCCAAACCAACCAACATATTCCTTCATGTTAGGCTTAACTAACCAAGCACCTTTATAAAAGTCCGGATCTTGTTTAGGATCTACTAATACTTTAGAAGTTATTTTTAATATTTTTTCAACTGTGTCTTTTTTTACAACGCCTTTTTTATAATCACTTATACAAACAACATCATCCTTTTCTAAAGACCGCAATAAACGTTCTTCGCAACTACGAAGTTTATATTGTTCTTCTCTATCCCAGCGTAAGATATGTTGTCCGCCCTGCCCTACAAGTCTTGTCTTAGTAGTTGTTGTAACGTCTTCAGAAGTTGCATTACAGTTAACATTTGTTTGAGATATTAATTCTAATAATTTAAATCCTTCTTTATCTTGTCCTACTGAGCCATATAATTCTACATCACCGTTAATAGAAGAAATATTCAACGCTAAGTTACCTGCACCACCTACGCTAAAAGTTTGATTTGTTTCTAATAATACAGGTATAGGTGCTTCGGGACTAACCCTATCAGCAGAACCAAATATCCAACGATCCAGCATAATGTCGCCATATACTTTGATCATGTTATTCCTCTAATAGTTTTACTAATTCAAATACAGTTTCTAATTTTGTAATGTTAGTTTTGTTTTGAAGTGTGTTTCTTAAACCTTGATGTAAAGGTTTAGGCCATTTACCAAAACTTGCCCAAGCATATCCGTCGTGTTCTTCGTTTAGATTTGGCAAGAATTCATTTTTTACTACAACAAGATATGTGTGGAAATTAAATTTTTCATCTGAACTGATAAAAGTTTCTAAAGGTATATGCTTTACAATGTTTGGTACTTCACCAATTTCTTCTTTGATTTCTCTACTCAATGCAGAGAATGGAGTTTCGTCGGTTGTGTTTTTACCACCAACTAATCCCCAAACATTATTTTGTTTGCTTTGTGTTCTATGCAAAAATAGAAAGCGTTTAGTTTCTAATGCATAGAATAATGCTCCACTACAGGTAATCTTACTGCTCATACAAGTAATTATTTAAAATTGTATGCGCCAGGTTCCGTTTCGATATTCACCTTCAAAGGAAAGAATCCATTCTGTACCAGTCCATTTGTATTGAATACCGGTATTTAGATTGGTTGTGTATGTTATTGTTGTTTCTGTACTTGCATCAAACAGTACTTGCCACTTAGAACCAGTCCATTCGATAATATCATTTTCACTGGCTGTAAAGTCGCTGTTGTCTGCATTCTTCCAAGCATCAGGACCATCAGAGTTTCCAGTAGATCCAATATCTCCTAACAGTAGTATTCTTACTCCAGGATTTTTGATAGTTGCTGGGTTATATGATTTAGGATCAATGATATAATCTATCTTATTTCGATCTCCTGTTGAACCTGAAATAACTGTGTCGCTTGGAAGTGTGTCGTTGTCCCAAGTAATAGCAAGTTTAGTTTCGTCGTTTGGATTAATTGCAACTGCACCATTAATACTTTGAGAAAGGTCCTGTCTTGTTAATTGTAATTGACTTAATCCTGATCTAAATGTGCCAGGAATAGCATCTAAGAAACCAGTCCAAGATGTATTACCAACAACACCTTTGTGTATTAGTTGTGCTTCGTTACCCATTACAAGTATATCGTAATCGTTATATGCAGTTAAAGCAATTCCGGCAGTGTCTTTACGTTTTGCAGGCCCATCAGATTCTGATTGAGCAGGTCTTTCTGAAAATGAATCATTATGTGCTTTAAGTTCTGGAAAACTTTCACCTAAATCGATGGTACCTTGTTCTTCATTGAAAATACTCATCACGATATTTGTAATAACACCAAGTTTTTTAACTTTTGCTGGAGGTGAAATATAAATTGGAGTTGTAAAAGAAAGAGTACCTACATCAATTTCACTTTCTGTACCAGTTGGAATACTTCTTCCACTCCATGTAACACTTTCTAAATCAACAACACTTAAACTGGTCCAGTCTACATAGTTGTCTGTTGTTTGAATTTCTAAACTTGGATTAAACAGCATTAAAATCTGTTCCATAATTTGTAGTTTTTGATCTGTATTAGTTGACCAAATGTCAGCATTAACTTGTAACTTGTATGGAGTTGGCATTAATCTTTCAACAGTAACATTTTTACCTTGAGTATTAAGATATTCTTCATTGTCGGTATCGTATGTTCTTTCTCGTAAATGTACTTTACCAACAAATGTTGCATCTGCAAGTCTATCACGATCTAATTCTAATCCGGTCATATAAATTGCAATACGCGGAGCACTTGGAATTTTATTTTCAGAATTATCTCTAAGAATGTGCCCAACCTGACGTGTAATATCTCCATACATAACAGGAATTTGTCTTAAGTTATCATCTCCATCTTTGTAAGAGAAATTACTCATTAATCTGATTAATTGTGTAATGTATCGTCTTATCTGTCCGTCGTAAAAATGTTGCATTAGTTGTCCGCCTTAGGTTTAAGTGCTTGTGAAAGGCTTTGTCTTTCTTTAACTGTTTCGCCACCAATATCATTTGTTTTTGCATTATTAATAAAGGTGCCTTTTTGGTGCAATCTTTGATTTGTATTTGTCATTGTCATGCGTACTGCATCTTCCATCTTAATCCAACGTTGTCCGTCATATCTAAATAATCTATTAGGTAAAAAGTCTGTACGTAGGAAATAATCACCTTTAACTTGAGTAAGTGGAAAACTACTACCAAATCCAAATGCTTCACCATTAGGTGGAATACCATCTCCAAGTAAGTAACCTTGATAACCCTCACGCTCTGGTGATTCGTTTACTCTACTTGCATCTAAATTGCCACTGTTAATACTTGCATCAATAATAGTTTCGTCAGCAGTAACAAGTTCTGGTTTACCTTCTGCATCAACTTGCAATGTATACAAGTGTGTAGTATCGTATCCTGACTTAGGTGCATCTGCTTCTGCTTGATTGAGAACAGCATTATTAATCTGCATTTCTTTTTCGTATGTACTTAAAACATCACGCAACGATTGTGAACTACCTTCTTCTGCTGGTAAGTCAAGTATGTCTTTAAATTCTTGTGAGTCTACGATTTGTTTTAGTTTTACTCTATATAAATGTGGATACCAACTTTGTGAAAAACCTTCTGCGGCTCTGTTTACATCTTCTACAACGTAAAATCTTTTCAGTGCTACACTATAATCATTTAAAGCGTGTTCGTCTTTAAGGTGTGGTAATTCAAATACATCACCCGCCATAACTTTTCTACCAAGAGTTTTTACACTGTAATTAATTGGGATAGTCATAAACAATGTATCGTTTGTTAAGAACAATCCAAACTGACTCATATCAAAGTCTACATCTTGCACATTGTAAATACCACGCATTACATAGATATCAGGGTCATACTTACGATCTCTGTTTTCCATAAACAGCATATCTTGAATGTTTGTTTCTTTAACAGCATCGTAACGAGGCTGTGATGGCGTAGCATCTTCCTCGTCAGGATTTTTAGGTCCTAAATACTTGTGGACAAAAACATCAGTACCACCTACAGTAAACATTTCTGTAATGGTTTTATCTAAAAAATCGTAGTCTTTGCCCTTTTCGGGTTTATATAAACTGATTCTCGGCATAACAATAGTATTTATCGATCGCATAAATACTAATGGAGACGTTAAATTATGGCTACACTACAAACTCAAAAACAGGAAATATTCGATTACGTTGACGCTATGCTCGGTGGCGGCATGGTTGATGTTGAACTTGATCCTAAGCATTACGAAATTGCATTACGTAGTTCACTGGACAAATTTAGACAAAGATCAGATAATTCAGTTGAAGAAAGTTACGTATTTTTAGAAACAGTAATTGATCAGAACGAGTACACTTTAGATCCTAACATTGTAGAAGTACGCCAGATTTTTAGACGTTCAATTGGTTCAAGAACTGGCGGCGGAGACGGCGGAACATTGTTTGAACCATTTAATTTAGCATACACAAATACATATCTATTATCGAGTTCTAATATGGGTGGACTTGCAACTTATAATCTGTTTGCAAGTTATCAAGAACTTGTAGGACGTATGTTTGGTAGTTTCATTGAATTTAAATGGAGTGGTACTACTAAAGAACTTACTATATTACAGCGTCCTCGTGCTGAAGAAACATTAATGTTGTATTGTTATAATTATCGTCCTGATACTCAGCTATTAGACGACTACATGGTTATACAATGGATTAAAGATTACACTTTAGCAACTTGTAAAT